ACTCGTCGAGAACAGCGGCTATTGGCTGCTCCCCGACCGACGCAACCAGGACGTCTCGGTAACGATGCAGCTCCGCTACTTCGATACCTCCCGCCCGGACTGGTACAAGGCCGACCCGCAGTGGTGGGACAAGAACCTCGACTCGGCGCGCTATGCCAACGGCACCCCGAACGACCTCGTCATCAGCGGCACCGTCGGCCACCCGACCCTGCCGCTCGATGTCTACCAGGGCGTGCTCGAGCTGGCGGCCTACCTGTACTGGGCCGAGCGGTCCGGCGCGTCGGGCTTCGTCCAGACGCCGCAGGGCGACCAGGTCGAACTCGGCCAGTACCCGGAGGCGTATCAGCGGCTCGTCCGCAACTGGCACATCCGGACCGCCGTGGTCGGCATCTGATGGCGACCGTCGAGGGCATCGCTGCGCTGAAGCGGCGCCTGGAGGCCATCGGCGAACCGCGGGCGCTGATGCGCGCGGTGCAGATCGCGACCGTCAACGAGGCGCAGGCGCGCGTCCCGCGCAAGACCGGCCACCTCCAGCGCAACATCGTGCCGGGTCGGCTGACCGATGACGTGGCGGTCGTGGAGGCGCGGACGCCATACGCCGCAGCGGTCGAGTTCGGGAGCAAGCCGCACGTCATCGAGCCGAAGCGCAAGAGCGCGCTGGCGTGGCCCGAGAACGCCTCCGACCGACGTCTGTCCGGGCGTCGTCGGTCCAAGATGACGGGCCGGCTGATCTTCGCCAAGCGGGTCAACCATCCCGGCACCAAGCCGAAGCCGTATCTCGTCCCCGGCGCGAAGGCCGCGGTGGAGAAGGGCGGCCTCGGAGACATCATCGTCACCGAATGGAACGGCGCGTCGTGACGGCGCGTGTCGACATCCGGGCGGGCATGGTCACTTGTGCGACGGCGTACATGGCGACCAACCCGACGCACCTTCGGGCGGTCCACGAGGTCCGCCCCACCCGCTACTCGGGCGACATCCCGTTCTGCTTCGTCGAGTTTCTGCGCGAGGACGCACGGCACACGGCGGGCACGCAACAGCGCGTCTCGGAACCGTCGTTCGTCATCGTCATGCGACCCCTCGAGAACCGCGAGCAGGTCGACCTCGCGGACGCGATCGTGGACGGCTTCATGGAGCACCTGAAGGACTACGCCCACATCGCGGCGAACATGGTCTGGTCGACGGTCCGCGTCTCGGACGAGTCCGAGGATGTCCAGACCACGCCCGACAGCATCCGCACCTACCCGTCGGTCCGGTTTACCCTGACCGACGTGACGGTGATGACCGGGCGAACCGCCTAAGCCTGCTCGCGTTCCACATCGGCCCCGTAGCCCGCCAAGTCGGCGGGCATTCTGCATTGGAGAGAGTGCCGTGCCACCGTTCCAAGGGTTCACGCGGTTCCGCCGGCACCAGGTCGGCAAGCAGACCAGCTTCGCGTCCAACACCGCCGCGACACGGCGCCTCCCGTACCGGGGCGCGATCGTCCACGACCCGGCGCGGACCGACCCCGATGTGGATGTCGGCTCGCTCGACCCGGTGCTCGCCCCACTCGCAGGGGCGGCCGAGACGACCGCGACGTGGGAAGGGCTCGCCGCGTTCGACGACCTGCCGTACCTGTACGCGGGCGCGTTCAAGGGCGGCGTCACCCCGACCGGCGCGACCGCCAAGACGTGGACGTTCCAGGTCGCCAGCCTGACCGCCGACGACTTCGACTATTTCACCGACGAGTGGGGCGACGACGTCAGCTCCGACTACCTCATCGCGGGCGGCGGCGTCCTGAACTCGCTCGAACTCGGCTTCGGCGACGACCTCTCGGCGTTCACCGTGAGCACCGAGAACTACTATGCGCGCGTCCAGATCGGGACCGGCCCGACCGGCGGCCTCAACGTCGACGACACCCCGCAGTGGATGTACGGCGCCGACACCGAGGTCTACGTCGACCCGACGTACACGACCATCGGGACTACGAAGTGGACGGACACGATCCACGGCGCGACGTGGCGGGTCAACAACAACCTGGACCGCAAGCGGTACGCCAACGGCAGCAACACGCGCTTCCAGCTCGCCGGCTACGGTCGCGGGGCGCGCGAGGTCGAACTGGAACTCGTCGTCGCCAAGACGGCGGCGGCCATCGCCGAACGGGCGACTCTCGATGACACCCCGGTCCCCGAGCGGTTCATCGAACTCCGCACCACGTCGCCGGAGATCATCACCGGCGTTATCCCCTGGTCGAACAGCATCCGCGGCGCCTACTACCTCATCTCCGCGTCGGACGGTGAGATCGGCGGCAACTCCACCATCACCCTCACCTACCGCGGCCGGTACGACGCCGACCTCGGCTACGCCTTCCGCACCGTCACGGTGAACACGCTCGCATCGTTGTAACGCAAAGGACTCTGCTCGATGTCAGTTCTCGACCGACCCGACCTCGTCCCCGTCCCGTTGGGCTTCTGTCCGTGTGCGGGCTCGCCCCACGCGGACGGGGACATCGTCAACCTCGTCCCCGAACTGTCCGTCCCGGCGGGCATCAAGGCCCGCGCGTTCTTCGTCAACGGCCTGACCGGCGAGATGTCGTCGGTCGAGGTCCAACAGTCCATCGCCGACCTGTGGCTGTCGATGTGCGTCGACTCGTGGACGTTCCTTGCCGACGACGGCGCACCGATCCCCGTCACAGCGGAGAACATCGTCCGGGCGCTGCCCTTCGGGAAGGGAGGGCGGGAGGTCGCGGACAAGGCGGACGATCTCTACGTGGAGTCGGTGACCGCCCCTTTAGTGAAGCGACTCAACGAGCTGTCGCAGCCTGGGCCGACACCCTCTGGCCGGCGGCCGACGTCTCCGCGCACGACTTCGACACGCAAGCCGCGGTCGCGATCGTAGACCGCCACTACGGCCAGGGCGCCTCGGCCCGCATGACGTGGGTCGAGTGGATGGCCGCACGCCAACTCCTCATGGAAGAGCACTTGGGCGTCCACCTGCGACAGCGGGCGCACGAGGAAGACAAGCAGTTCCGCCGGACCGCGACGAAGGTCCCGCGGGGGTAGGAGACGCATGGCGCTAGCCGAGACTGCCAACCTGCTCGTCAAGCTCTCGCTCGGCGGGAACTTCGTCCAGCAGATGGGCAAGGTCAACCGTAGCCTCGCGGGTTTCGACCGCCAGGCGTCGCGCTCGTACAAGGCCGGGCAGCAGATCGGGACCGGCATCAAGCGCGGCGCGTACATCGCGGCGGCCGGGGTCGGCGTGCTCGTCTCCCAGATCGGCTTCGGGCTGGATCAACTTATCGAGCTAGAGTCGCTGAACGCGCAAACGGTCGCGGGCCTGAAGTCGACCAGCTCAGCATCGGGTCAGACCGCCGAGAGCATCCGCGCCCTTGCCGAGAAGTACGAGTCGCTGAACGCGACCATCGACGACAAGGTCATCCAGTCGGGCGAGAACCTGCTCCTCACGTTCACGGCGGTCGGCAAGGAAGCCTTCGAGCCGACACTGCTCGCCGCGCTGAACATGACGAAGGCGCTCGGCAAGCCGCTCGAGGCGAACATCCTCGCCCTCGGCAAGGCGTTGCAGGACCCCATCAAGGGCGTGACCGCGCTCGGCCGGGCGGGCGTCGATGTTCGCACCCTGAAGCCGAAGATCGTGGCGATATTCAAGCTCACGAAGGAAGAGCATAAGCGGTTTACGGCGCTGTCCAAGTCCAACAAGGCAGCCGGTAAGCAGTACCTCGCGGACATCCGAGCCACCAAACTCCTCGCGGCGCAGAAGCTCATCCTCGCGGAACTCAATGTCGAGTTCGGCGGGCGGTTCGCGGCCGGCGCCGGGACGGTGGAGGAGCGGGTCGCGGCGTTCGGTGATGCCATCGAGGACGTCCAGAAGAACCTCGCGTCCGCGTTCCTGCCCGTGGTGTCGAACGTCGCGACCGAACTTCAGAAGCTTCTTCAGGACGAGGAAACGACGAAGGCTATCACCGCCCTGTCGCAGGATCTCGCCAAGCTGTTCAGCCCGGAGAACATCCGCAAGGGCATCGGCCTCCTCAAGGACGGCTTCAACGCCATCAAGTCCATCGCCGGGCCGATCGCCGACGTCATCGGCACGGCAGTCGGGGCGTTCACCTCGCTCCCGCCCGACATCCAGAAGTTGCTCGTGGGCGGCTTCGCGGTCAACAAGCTGACCGGCGGACTCATCACGAACATCGCGGGCGGCATCTTCGGCGCGCTCAAGCTGATGACCGTCCAGGCGGGCGTCGTCAACGTGACCGGCGGCATCGTCAACGGACCGGGCGGGTTGCCGGGCGGCAA